ACAGGAAGTACCGCAACAATTCAATTTGACATACCAAAACAACCAAAACTTGGTGTGATCACTGATATTAATTTGCTTTGTAGTTTTAATAATTTTATTGGCTCTGGTCAAGATGCTTTTACTTTTAGAGATGCAAATAATACTGGCAATGCAGTAAATGTTACTTTTTCAAATTCTAATCTTGAGCAAAGCATTGATATACCACTTGATGGAGGAAATTTAATATTTTCTCTGCCAGAACAAGAAAGTTGGAGTTTTGAAAGCACTTATGAATTTTTTCTTGATGCAGGTGCTAGTGTAAATGTTTCTGCTATTTTTAAAGAAGTTGCCTTAGAAATTTCTTACACAGCAGAACAAGACTACACAGCAACAGTCGAAGATGTTCAAGAAGTAAAAAATGTTACCGAATCATTTCTTTTACATGACAGACGTGTTATGATACCTAGACAAGTAATCAAACAGACAAAAGAAATTACAAGCCCATCAACTGCACAATATATTTATTTTAGTGGTAAAGGTAGAGAATATGGTACGTGGACAATTTTGTCAAGTGGAGCATCAAGAAGTAACGGATATGGATCACTCGACGGCAGTACTTTTGTAACCGAATGTATTGAAAATCCAATTTATATAGTTGAAGATATTATTAGAACTGAATTAGGTTTGGTACCTGATGTTACAACTTTTGATGTTGCAGGAAATTCTTCTAATGGCAAAATTGGAAATGTTTTTGATGATGCAGTTACAGACATAAAGTTTGCATTTTCACAAATTAAATTTATTGATTCAAAAACTTTAATTGAAAATATTGGTTCTTTGTGTGGTACTTTTTTCTTTTTATCACAAGGCAAAACTTTTAAAGCAGTAGTATTAGAAAAAGATGCAGACTATGATAATACAGATGCTATTGCGAATATAGATTACACACATATCACATTAGATAGTATTGCCTTGACACCAATCAATGCAGTAAGAAATTCTATAACTGTTGATTACAATTATGACTATGCAAAAAAACAAACAAAACAATCTGTTTCTGTTACTGATTCAACATCACAAGGAACGACAGTAAACGGTGTAAACCAAACCCTCAAATTAGAATTAGAAGCAGATAAAATTATTGATACTACAACTGCAACTGCTTTAGCAAACTATTATAAAGATATTTCAAAAGATAGAAAATTGGTTATTATGTTTGATGTTCCAACACCTAAACACAATGCACTTGAGGTAGGTGATATCATAAATTTTACAAACTGGGATTCTGACATAAAACTTTTTGGAAGTTCTATGACAGAAAATTTTATTTTTATTGTTACACAGACAACAAAACGACCAGATGGATGCGAGTTTGTTGTTACAGAAGTAGGAAGACCATAATGACACATCAAAGAATTGTTTCACCAAAATTTTACACAGATATTATAAACTCTATGATTGCTAGAGGATATGCTTCAAGCAATTTTACAGTTCAAGCAACAAATACTGGAAATAATTTTGTGGGTATTAAATCTGGTGGTGGTGTAGTACAAGAGTTGTTTGACATGAATCCACAAAAAAGAGTTACATTTGACACCTCAGCAAATGCTACTGCAAAAGCAGATCATGTTTTAATTAACTTAGACTTTGGAACTGCAATACCATTATCTTATGTTGCAATATTAAATCATAATATGAAAACAGCAGATTCACAATTTTTTGTTTGTGCAAATACATCAGCAATCACATTAGATAATACTGGTGCAAAAATATCATCTTCAGAGGTTATAAATGCAGATGAAAGTTCTGATGTTTTTACTCCAGATAATGATGGAGATTCAATAATCACTTTTGATGCTAATCAAAACTTCCAACATTTTGGTATTCAAATTGAGGGTACAAGTAGTGAGTTTTCAAGCACCGATTTAAAGATTGGTCAAATAATGATTGGCATGGCTTTTGAAATTGGTGTAAGTCCAGATTTGCAAGTTACTCGCAGTATTAGTTATGGAAATGATGTAATGGAAACACCTGCTGGAAAAAGATTTAGTTCAGCAAAATTTTTAGAGGGATTTACTTCAACTGACACAACAAGTGGACAACCTTTTCGCTCTAAAGGTACAAATACTGCACTTAGATTTGGTGGCAGAACACGTTATGAATTAAGTTTTAGTTTTGTTAATGATACTGCTTTAACATCTTCAGATATATCAACAAACAATCATTCTTCTTTTGATTTTTACAATGCAGTTTGGAATAAAACTAATGGATCACATTTACCTTTTATATTTACCCCAGATTCAGCCAGTTCAACTGTTGGTGATTATTTATATGCTAGGTTTGCACAAAATGAATTACAATACAACCAAGTTGCATCTAATGTATTTTCTACGTCTTTAAGTATAGAAGAAGAATTTTAAGGCAAGTAAATATCCCTCGCAGAACATTAACTAAAAAACTAACTTAGCATTTTTTTGTTTAGTTAATAAAATAAATACCTACCTTAAATTTTTAGCCCTCCACTAACAACAAAAGGAATTAGATGAATAAAAAGCAGAGGGCAAGATATTTTTTTTAATTTTCTAGTCTAATCACAGAAACTTTAGGTAAATCATCATTACCTTTAGATAATTACATGTGATTATAAATACCATCCAATTTTTATCCAAAATTAAATAAAAACTACCAATATACATACATAATTCTTTTAAAATGGTGAGATTTCAATTTCCCTCTTGTGAGATTAGTCTGTTTAAAAATGTCTAATCCTCCTCGGTAAAATACATCTTCGGTGAGATTTACTACCCACTCTTGTGAGTTTTACTACAAACTTTGACAAAAAACAAACACTTTTTTTTAAAAAATTTAATTATTTCTAAAAAATACTATTATTTATAATAAATTTAAAAAAAATAAAAAAACTCTTTTTTTTTACAAAATCTATTGCTTATATTATACCAACAACAATGGAGATAAAAAAGATGAATACAAACAAAGAAACATACAAACTATTTTGGTGGCATTTTAAAAATACTATGAGTAGCAAACATACCACTATACGAACTGGCGGATTAGATGGTATGAATGATAAAAACAAAATGAGTATAACATTTGTAATGAGTCACACAAGTAAAATAAGTAGAATAACAGCATTAAGAGAGCTTGAAACTTTTATACAAGATTTCAACAACCAGAAAGAAAAAACTACTGGTTTTGTTATGAGTGTTGTTACTACTGACTATTCTGCCCTTGAAGATACTATTAAAATTGAATTAGATGGTAATAAATCTTTAGGAAAGAAATCTTCTTATAATATGACTTTTAATGTTGAAGGTATATCTGAAACTGATTTACCTTATATTTATGAGGGAGTTGTAAACATTGGATAAGCCAACAGATCTACACGTTACGTTTTATCAAGTTTGTCATAATTGTAACCAACCAATTATGGCAGAGCCAATCGAGAATGCTTTTTGCTCATACCAATGTTTGGGTGAAAAAGATGTTTGGGCAGATGAACAAGAAAACAACCTAAAAGAAAAGAGGGAAATATAATGGAATACAATGAAACAGACGCACTACTAGAAGAAAAGATAGACAGAAAATTAGAAGAATCAATTGAAAAAAATGAAGAAAAAAATTCTTCTTCTTCTAATGTTAATAGTTTAAATAAAACATTATTGAAACTATTAAAAGATGGAAACGTAATTACTAAACCTAGTTTTTACAGACTTACTGGATCAATGACTTTACCTCAAAGAATATTTGATGTAAAGAAAATGCTTGGAAATAATTTAAGAATTATGTCGATGCGAGGTAAACATAATCTTTCTCATTATTGGCTAGAAAAGAAAACTAAAAATACAGGGTTGTTATCACTTGTTGAACATTTTGAATATAGTTGGGAGAAAGTATAATGATTGATCTAAGTTTTATTAATGGAAGTCATTTTTTATTAATTACTATTTATATTATTCATTATTTTTCTTTGAAAAAGAAAATTAACAAACTTGAAAAAGAATCTGACTCTTGGAAAAGTAATGCAATTATGTTAAATCAAGATGTTAATAAATATATTAAAAAAATGGAAAACTTAACAAAAACAATAGGAGATTAGTTATGAAATTTTTAAAAATAAATGCAGGTGAGTCACAAATAGTAACATTGACTGACAACGAGGTCAAAGAAGAAAAAAACCAATGGGGTGGTTGGACTTATAATCACATTGTTAATTTAGATGGAAACTTACTTACATTTTCTGCAACTGAAAAGGCACAAGAGCAGTTGGTAAATTGCAAATCTGGTGATGTAGTCAAAATATCTAAAATTGCTTTAGAAACTGGTGGTACAAAATATTACATTGAAAAAGTTGAATCAACAGAAGTACTTACAAGTCTTAAAAATAATATTCTTGGTAAAGATAGAGATTATAAAAAAGAAAATACTGGCAAATGTTTAAACACTTTACTTTGTGCAACTATTTCTTCTGGAATAGAAGTTACCGAAAGTGTTTTTGATAAATTGTTAAATCTTGCAAAAAGCAACATGGAATTAAAATGGATTGAACATGATCCAATTGAATTACCAGAATAATTATAACTTAACACATTTTAATGAAAGGATAAAAAGTGTTTAACAATTTTAAAGGACTATTAAACAATGGAAAGAAAATAACGACAAAAAATGGCAATAGATATGAGTAAAATATTTATTGATGATAAAATATGGGAGCAAGAATGGTTTCAACAATTAGAAATAAAGAAAAAATTGCTTTATATATACATTTTTACCAGAAGCGACCATGCAGGTTTTTTAAAAATCAATATACCTTTGGTTAATTTTTTGTTGAATTTACCAGAAAAAGATCATTTCACAAAAGATGATCTTTTTGAAACTTTCAAAAAAGACAAAATTATACCTTTAAAAAATAATCGACTTTGGATTCCCAGCAAGATTATGTTTCAACAAGGCCTTGATAAACCACCTCACCAATTAGGAGAAAGTGTAATCCATAAAAGTATTATTTCTTTAATATATAAACATAAAGTACAACATATTTGGGAAACACTTTTATCTGAAAAATATGGGGATAGTAAAGAGTTGCTTAAGTCTTATAGTAATAGTAATAATAAAAGTAAAAGTAAAAAGAATAATAATATTAGTGAAGAAAGATTAGATGAAATTAAAAAAGAACAAAAAAAACCAGATTGTAAGTTCAAACATAAAAATGTTGATGAGGAGTACGAACAATTTTTAGACTATTGTAAAGCACATGGAAAACAATATGCAAGTGCTTTTGCAGGTTTTAAAAATTGGTTAAGAAGGGATTTTGGAAACAACAAAGTTAAAACACCAGAAAAACCAAAAACATATACTTATTCTTGTAAACAATGTCCTGAAGTTCAAGTAAAGGCTGAAACAAAAGAGTTATATCAACATTGCAATAAATGTGATCAAAAACTTAAAATACTTATATAGGAGATGAGATGGAAAAACAAATTGAACTAAATGAAAATGATGTTGAAAATATTATTTTTTCAATGAAACTTGCAAGACAAGTTGCAAAGTTTTTTGGAAATATGAACGACTTTGTTAGTTGGTCATTTAAATTTGAAAAACTAATGATTGAAAAAAACGCAGAATCTGCACAAGAAAACAGAGAAGATATAACAAAAGCAAAACAAGAAAAAATTATAGAACAAAAAGAAAAATTACCAGAAGTTGTACCAAAAGAATTATCAAAAGGTATGTATGGCGATTTAACATATGATCAAAACAGAGTTGGGGAGGTATATGAACCAAGGCAACAATGAGAAGATTGTTAAGGTATTTGCAAATCGCATAGACCGAATGAATGCCAAGTTTGGCAGAGAAATACCAATACCAGTTGAAAATGCACTTGAAGAAGCACTTGAAGAAGCACTTGACTTGTCAGCATACTTATCAAGTTTAGTTTTTGCAATTCAACAACAAATAATAATAATAAAAAAAAAGGAAAAAAATAATGGAAAATGAACACTACGAAGAAGAACTTCACGACAGAATTGACGCCATGGGTTATAGATTGTTAAATATTAAATTGAATTTACAACTTATGTGGGATAAATTAGATGTTATGGTTGCAGAAAAAAAAATGTTGGCAAAAGATGCTGAATACTTTAGGGGTATTCTTGACACTTCAAGAAGAATGACATCGCCATAAATATCATGAAAAGAAAAACAGAAGATATTATTTTTTCACAATATATACGTTTGCGAGATAATTATACTTGTCAAAGATGTGGAAGTAAACATAAACCAAATTCTGGAGGTTTGCATTGTTCGCATTATTTTGGACGAGCCAGAAAATCTGTGAGGTGGGATGAAAGAAATTGTGATTCTTTATGTTATGGTTGCCACATGATATGGGGTAGCAAGGACAAAGAGGGTTACAGAGAGTTTATGATACAAAAACTTACACAAAAAGGTTTTGATCAACTCACAAAAGATGCAAACACTACTAGAAAATGGACAAAAGAGGAAATAAAAGAACTTCGAAAACATTTTAGAGAAAAAATAAAACTTGTTATGACTGATAGATGTTATGAACAGATATAAATTACCAACAAACAAACAATTTACTGCATATATCTTGAAAGTTTATGGATTGACAGAAGAAGAAATTGCAAAACATGAAAATGTATCAAGACGTGCAATACGAGCAAGATTGTTTTTGTTAAAAAAAAAGATGCCAAAATTATTTAGTATTTGGAAATGAAATAATTAAGCATTAATTTCATATAGTATCATTGAAAAAAAAATAACCCTTTTCACAAACAAACCCCTTTTTTAGGGGTTTTTTGTTTCCACCATATATTTTATTAAATTAACAAATAAACTAACATACAGACACCGTATAACGTTAAATACTGCCATTTGCCATATATAGTAGAGGCAAGGTGTAAGTATGGATGTTGAAATACAAAATATGAGTATTAAAGAAATACAAAAAAAATATAATATATCAAAAGACAAAGCATACGAATTAAGAAATATTTACATACAATATCCAAACGAATATGATTATAAAAGTCAAAGTGGTAATGATGCTTACGATAAAGGTAAAATTTACACACTAAAAGAAGAAATTACACCCACCCCAAAAGAAGAAGAATATTTTAAAAGAGTTTGATGTCAAAAAGTAATAAAAAAGGACAAAACACAACATCTTATGAAAAGTATAGCATATTCAATAAAAGATTTAAAGTTTGCCGATTATAATCCAAATTCAGATAATGAGCAATTAATTTTAGATACATTTTTAGGTTCAGGATCAACATTAATTGCTTGTGAAAAAACTAATCGTAAATGTTTTGGCATGGAATTAGACCCTAAATATTGTGATGTGATCGTTCAAAGATGGGAAGATTATACTGGAAAAAAAGCAATCTTAATGGAGTCTGCAAATGCCTGATAAAACAGGAGAGAACAGAAGAAACATTAAAGTTTTAGAATTATTTGCAGGATCAAGGAGTTTTACAAAAGCATCAGAAAAACATAATTGTAAAATATACACAACTGATAACCAACCTTTTGAAAAGATAGATCAAGTGTGTGATATATTTAATTTGAACTTAAAAAAAATATTAAAAGATTTTGGAGTGCCTGATATTATATGGGCATCTCCACCTTGTACTTACTTTTCTGTTTCTTCTATTGGAAAACATTGGAACAAAGACCATACACCAAAAACTAAAGATGCAGAGTTGGGTATGTCAATTATAAAACAAACAAAAAAAATTATTAATCATTTTAAAGATTTAAACAAAGACCTAATATACATAATTGAAAACCCAAGAGGCAAATTAAGAAAACTAAATCTTTTGAAATCTATGATTATACACACTATTACTTATTGCCAGTATGGAGATACAAGAATGAAACCAACTGATTTATGGTCAAATATAAAATTAAATTTAAAACCTATGTGTAAAAACGGAGATGATTGTCATGAATCTGCTCCAAGAGGAAGTAGAACTGGAACACAGGGTTTAAATAATGCTTTTGAAAGAAGTAAAGTTCCAGAAGAATTATGTTCTGATATATTATTAACAGCAATAAAACAAATAAAGAGTAATCAAAATGCCTGATAATACAGGAGTTAACAGGAATAAGGATGGTACTTTCAAACAAGGTGTAAGTGGTAATCCTAATGGAAGACCAAAAGGATCAGTTGCACCATCTGATATATTAAGACAGATAGCAAGTGAATTTGTAAATGATGAATCTGAAAGAACAAAACTAGATTTTATTATGAGAATGTTATTTAAAATGGCAAGTAATGGTAATTTACAAGCAATAAAAGAAATAATAGACAGACTAGAGGGTAAATCAACTGAAAAATTTGCAGATGTCACGGAAGAATGGAAAGAACTCTTGTTCGCTCTTAACAAACCCGAATAAAAAAGCATACTTTGATGTTATAGGTTATAAACCAGAACAAATACAATGGGATGTTCACAATTCTAAAGCAAGATTTAGGGTTAATATACAAGGTAGAAGAAGTGGAAAAAGTTATTCAGCATCAAGAGAAGCAGAGGTTGCAATTTTACAACCAAACACGAGAGGCTGGATAGTTGCCCCATCTTATGAGTTGGCAAGTAAGATTGGCAGGGAAATACATGAAAATCTTATTATTAAATATAAATTTCCAACAATTAGCAAAAAGGTTATAAATGGGAATCTTTTCTATGCAAAATTTATTAACGGAAGCGAAGTTTGGGTAAAGTCAGCAGGAACACCAGACACAAGTTTAGTTGGAGAAGGTTTAGACTGGTTAATTATAGATGAGAGTGCAATCATTAACAAATTGGTTTGGGAACAATACTTACGACCTACTTTATCAGACAGACAAGGGTGGTGTTTATTCGTTTCAACTCCTCGAGGATATAACTGGATATATGATTTATACCAACGAGGGCAATCTAATGATTATCCCGAATGGCAATCGTGGCAACATAGTTCTTCAGCTTCAAGGTATTTCAGGGATAACATAGAAGAATTAAGAAATGAACTTACAGAAGAAACGTTTAGACAAGAATATCTTGCAGAATTTACTAGTTTTGCAGGAAAAGTATATCCGATTGAAAGAGAAATACATGTCAAGGAACTTTCCTACCAAAAAGAGTGGGAAACATACTGTGCTGTTGACTTTGGTTATAGACAACCTGCAGTTGTTTGGTTACAAGTTGGTAAAGTGGATGGGGATTTTGAAGTACATATCATTGATGAAATTGTACATAAAACAAATATTAAAACAGAAGAATTAATACAATTGATAAAACAAAAAAACTACCCAGTATTAAAAACTTATTGCGACCCTGCAGGAGTTGGTGTTCAATCTACAAGTGGTTTAGGTGATGCAGAAATATTTAGAAGAAATGGTATTGGTGTTAATTATAAAACGGATAAGATTAGCAGGTCAATACCATCTGGTGTTGATTTAGTACGTTCTTTTTTTAAAAATGCAGAAGGAAAAGCAAGATTGTTTATAAGTGATAAATGCACAAATGTTATTAATGATTTTGAAAACTACCGTTATCCAGACAAAAGAGAAAACCAAGGACTTAAAGAAGAACCTTTGAAGGATGGACATCATGATCATAGTATGGATGCAATTAGATATTTTTTTATTAACAGATTTCCAATAAGAAAAAAGGAAGTACAAAATTTGCAAAGGATTTGGTAATGATAATTTCCGACTTAAATGAAATAACAATTATTAGTAGCATAAAAGATTACATAGAGGAAGCACATTATAATGAGCGTGATGATAGAATTAAAATCATGAATTATTATGAGGGTATTAATTTAGAAGAAGAAGTGATGCATTATTTTGACGCAGAAGCACTACGATATGCCCCACCCCTTGCTAGTAATATTACAAAAAAAATAATTGATGCAAGATTTATTACATATAAGTCTGCACCACAAAGAAAAGCAGACCCACGTTATTTAGAGTTAATAAGAAATTGTGATTTTGAAATGATTGAGGTAGATAGAATGACTGGCCTATTAGGAACGATTGGCTTTTTAAGGTTCTACAATGAAGAAGAACAAATGTTAAGAGGGCATATTTTAACCGATTTTGAACCAATATATTTACCTAATAATCCAGAACCAGTTGCTGTTATTTATCCATTGTTTAATCATGGTAATGCAAAAGTGTATGAACAAGAGTATGTGTTTTGGTCAGATGAAAAACATTTTAAAATAAAAAAATCTGGTGAAATAATACATGTTAATGATGAAGATGTAAATCCTTATGGAGTAATTCCAATATTATGGTCACATCTATACCCAATGATTGGTAACGAATGGTTTAGAACTGGAAAAGGTAAAATGGTTGCAAATGCCAATCTTTTATATAATGTATTTGGAACACAATTATCATTAGGCAATATGTATCAATCGCTTGGGCAATCTGTTTTAACTGGAGTTGATGAAACTACAAGAGTTAAAGTTGATGTATCAAAACTTTTAGTGTTACCAGAGGGAGCTAATTATAATATAGTAAGTCCGTCTGGTTCATTGTCTGAGATAAGAGAAAATATGAAATGGGTGGTAGAAACAACTGCTGATGCTTTACATCTTAAAATAAATTGGGCATCTGATACACATTCAAGTTCTGGCGAACATCAACGAATATTAGAAATGGAATTAACAGAAGCAATTATGTCAGACTTTGAGAGATTTAGAAAATTTGAAAATCAAAGATTTCAATTAGATAAAAAGATTTTAGAAACATTTAACATAAATGTAAGTGATGAATATTCTATTAATTTTAGTGAGCCACATATACCTATAAGTCCTGCACAAGAAAGGGAAGAATGGATGTGGAAATGGGATAATGGTCTTGCCACTAAAAAAGATTGGTTTAGACATTATAATCCAGATTTTACAGAAGATCAAATTGATAAGGTTATGAACGGTATTCAAGAAGAACAACCAGAAGAAAGTGCAAACAATATTATTCAAAGGATAGTGAATGGCTGATGCTCCAACAAACTTTTTAAACGTCATTGAAGATATACAAAAAAATGTTTTTAGTACGTTAGATCAAGTCTCAAAAACACTTTCTGAATTAGATACAAACCAACTTAGTATTGTTGCAAGAGAATTAGATTTTTTACAAGAACTGGATAGGCAAGGATATAACAAAGCACTTAACAATTTGATGTCAAAATATGATGATGAAGTTGTTAATGTTTTTAGAGAAGCAAGAGCAAGAGGTGTAGAAACAAGTGTTGCAAGTGTTAGATCACTAGAACTTTTAAAAGAACTTGACACAACAACATTGCTTGGTAAAGCACAAGAATTTTCAACAACACTTAAAAGTGAATTGTTAAAAGGTATTATTGCAGGTGAATCAAGTGAAATAATAGTTGAAAGATTACAAAGAACAGTAACAACATTAACAACTGCACAAACAAGATTGGTTGTAAATGATTCTTTTGCACGTTTTTCTAATTCAGCAAAGTTTAAAGCATTTGAGGATTTACCTCAAACTAAATATCAATATGTTGGCCCCAATGATAGTAAAACAAGAGAAGCATGTGCAAATGTTTTAAACAATCCACAAAATGCAGAGGGTTTTACAACTGAAGAAATAAATTCTTTAGATGGGGTAGGTCAAGCAGATAGAGGTGGTTTTAATTGTCGCCATGAATGGGAAGTTGTTTTATGAGTGTTAAAAGAGGTGAGTTAACAGAGTTAGTAAAATTTGATGTAAATGTTTTTAAAAAAGCAGGACAGATTGCAAAACAACTTATTGTTTCTGATGCAGGAAAAGGAAAATTTCAAGGTAAACCATCTGGGCCATTCTCTTATTCAAATAAAGGGGCAGGAGTAGGTTGGAGAAAAATTAAAGGTAAAAATGTTTTTTTAGACAGTTATAAAAATTTTAAGTCAAGAGGAATGACTATACCAAATTATGGCAAATTGCCAAAATTTAAAGGCATTCAAGTTAACACAGATGTTTCAAAAGTAAACATGAAACTTACTGGCGAAACATTAAGAAGAATTTCAGTTAAATTAATTAAGGATGGGTTCAAATTAGTATTTGCAAAAGGTCAAGTAGTAGAGGGCAATGCAAAAAGAAACTATACATTAAATGATTTATCAAGTAAAAACCAAGATAAACTAGCAAACTTTGTTGGAAATATACTTGGAAAAAAATTAAAACTTTACGTACAAAAAGAAACAAACATAATAATAAGTAAATAAGGAGGACAGATGTCCGAAGAAACAAAAGAGATTCAGCAGAATCAAGAAGAAACACAACCGTTGGTAACTTCTGAAGCCAATGAGGTTGAAGTTGGTAGTTTAGTTGCAGAAAGCAAAAAATACCGACAAAGAGCACAGTCAGCAGAAAAGAAGTTAGAAGAACTTCAAATGCAACAGCAAAAACAGCAAGAGGAACAACTTGCAAAAAATGAAGAATGGAAAACTCTAGCAGAACAAAGAGCCAAGAAAATTGAAGAACTTGAGCCGATTGTTCAACAAGCAGAGGAATACAAAGAAAAACAAAGAGCATTATTACTTGCTGATTTTTCGGAAGAAGATAGGAAAGACTTTGAGCATTTGGCATTGCCAGACTTGCAAAAAGTTCATACTAAAATTTTAAAACAAAAAGTTGTAAAAACAGAAAATTCAGTTTCTGGCTTTTCACAAGTTCCGCAAAAGAAAATGATGGAAATGGACAAAAAAGAAAGACGTCAAAACTGGCCTGGTATTTTACAATCTTATAAAAGAAAAGGATAATTAAATGGCAGAAGTTACACTAACCACGGCGGCGAATTTTATTCCCGAAATGTGGTCAGATGCTATCCTAGACTATGCTGAAAGAGAATTTAGACTTGTAAATCAAGTTACTGATTTATCAAGCATGGTTTCTGAGGGTGGTAATAAGTTAAATGTACCAAAAGTTACAGAAGAAACTGCAGCAACATTAAGCAGTGGTTCAGCAGTATCTTATGGTGCAAATACAGATGGCGAAGTTGAATTGTCAATCAATCAGCACGTTTATGAGGCTAAAAGAATTGGTGATTTAGTCAGAGTACAAGAAAATAGTGATCTATTTGGAATGTATGCACAATCAATGGGTTATTCAATTGCTAAAAAAATAGAAAACTACATTGCAGTTGATGTATTACAATCAGCAACAGGAAATGATGTTGATTTAGCATCAGATAATACAGCAACAACTGCACTTATTAGAAGTGGATTACAAAAACTTCTTGATGGTGGACACTCATACACAGACGGGCAAACTTTCTTGTATGCTTCACCTGCATTGTTTTCAAGCATCTTAGGTTTGTCAGAATTTAGTTCTGCAACTGTAAGAGGTGATGCACAAAATCCAAATGTAACTGGAGAAATTGGTTCAGTTTATGGTATGCCTGTATATGCTAGCACAGACTGGGATGATGACGGAGGTACTGGCGATGAAAGTGGTACTATCTTTAAAACATCTGGTGTATATTATGCTAGTCAGTTACAGCCAAGAGTGCAAGAGCAGTATGATATTGACTATTTAGCAACAAGCATTGTTGTTGATAGCCTTTTTGGTGCAACTCTTTCACATGGTGCAAGTTCAACTGCATTACCAGTTGTTAACTTTAACAATCCATAATCATAATGTTGAGGGGGGATTTATTTCCCCCCAATACTAAAAGGAGTTTTTATGTGGAGATATTTAAAAAAAGATAATAAAGTGATTGGCAAGTGGGATTTATCTGAAGAAAGACTGGCCAATTACAAAGAAATGGGATATGTAGAATGCGAAGAAGATGGATGCGATTGTATTTCTACGTCTAGAGTAAATTGTGAAGATGAAAAACCAAAAAAACATCCAAGACCACCAAAAAAGAAAGCAAAAAAATAATGCCATTGTATGAATATGAATGTAATGAATGTGGAAAAATTGTAGAGCATTGGCACGGGTTAGTTCATTATGATCCGAAATGCAAATGTGGTAGTAAAAATTTAAGAAGAATAATTAGTAAAACAACCACACGTTTTGGAAAAGATTTATATGAAGAAGAATATAAAAAGGGAAGTTTTGACAATACAGATTTTTAAGGGGATAATATGAGTGCTGTAACAACATTAACGAATCAACAAATAGCAACAACTTATGTGCAATTATTGCATACTGGAGATTCAGATGGCTTAGGTTCAACTCCATTACTTATATATGATGGGGATGGAACTGCCTCTGGCATGTCTTTAGGTACTGGAGGTATTAGTTTTGCTGATTCAAAAATTATTAAACTTGGAACTGGAAATGATTTGCAAATATATCATGACGGTTCAAATTCGTTTATTACTAATTCAACTGGAGCATTGAAACTTGCTACTGAAACATCTGGAATAGCAGTAACAATTGGACATTCTACAAGTGAAACAACAATTGGAGATAATCTCACTATTACTGGTAATGCAAGTGTAGGTGGAAATTTAACTGTAACTGGAACTACAACTTTTAACGGCGGTACTATTACTTTAGGTGATGCCACAAGTGATACAATTGCTTTTGGTGGTACTATAACAGGAAGTTTAGTTTTTGAGGGTTCTTCAGATGATGCAAATGAGATTACACTTTCCCCTGGCAATCCAGATGCTGACAGAACAGTTACACTACCAAATGCCACAGATACCTTAGTTGGATTGGCAACCTCAGATACTCTTACAAACAAAACAATTGATGTTGATAATAATACATTATCAAATGTAGAAGTCGATAATTTAAAATCTGGAGTTTTAGATACTGATATTTCTTCTGTTAGTGGAAGTGATGATACATTGGCAAGTGCAAAGGCCATTAAAACTTATGTTGATGCACAAGTTACAGCACAAGATTTAGATGCAACAACAGATTCTGGCACAATTGCAATTGACTTAGATTCAGAAACACTTACAATTGCAGGTGGTGAGGGAATAGACACATCTGCATCTAGCAATACAATAACAATCGCAGGTGAAGATGCTTCTACATCAAATAAAGGTGTTGCAAGTTTTTCAAGTGATAACTTTGCAGTTAGTTCTGGTGCAGTAACTATAAAAGACAATGGTGTAATTTTAGCAACAGAAACTACTGGTGATTATGTGCAAAATATTACAGGTGGAACTGGTATTGATTCAACAGGAGCAACTTCTGGTGAAAATATTGCACACACACTAAGTATTGATCTAAATGAGTTGACAACAGAAACAACTATTGCTGATGATGATTTTATTGCAATGGTTGATGCTACTGATAGTGGCTCTGGTAAAATTACTTTTGAAAATTTAGAAGATGCAATTTTTGCTAGTGTAAGTGGTGATATACAAATAGCAGAAGATGGTACTGCAACAATTCAAGCCAATTCAGTTGCATTAAGTACTGATACAACTGGAAATTATATTGCAACTATTTCTGGAACTTCTAACGAAATAGAGGTTTCTGGTTCTGGAAGTGAGGGTGCAACTGCAACAATAGGTTTACCAGATGATGTTACAATTGGTGGAAACTTAACAGTAAACGGAACAACTACAACAATTGACACAACAAATTTAGTAGTTGAAGACCCATTAATAAAATTAGCAAAAAATAATAATAGTGCTGATTCAGTTGACATTGGATTTTATGGTTTATATGATACAAGTGGATCAACTGATTTATATGCAGGTTTATTTAGAGATGCAAATGACTCTGGAAAATTTAAACTATTTGCAGATTTACAAGCAGAACCAACCACAACAGTCAATACAAGTGGTACAGGGTATGCTACTGGGACTTTAGTTGCAAACATAGAGGGTAACCTCACTGGAACAATTCAAACAGCATCTCAAACAAATATAACATCTGTTGGAACTTTGGGTACTGGTGCAATATCAAGTGGGTTTGGAAACATAGATATAGGTTCTTCTAATCTTACTGCAACTGGTACAATAAGTTTAGGGGGTACATCATTTAATGACAACGATATTACAAATATTGGGGATATTAGTGCTGATAGCATATCATCTGATGGTTCTACTTTTAATATTGCTATGGATGACAATCAGGCAGGTGCTTTTACTATTAAAGAAAGTTCAAACTCTTACATTACGCTTGATACAACTGATTCATCCGAAAAAATACAATTCCACAAATCATTAGACATTGATGCAACATCTGATTTTGGCTCTAATGCTATGACCAATGTAAATATTGATTCTGGCACTATTGATGGAACAGATGTAACAGTTGGAAGTGGTAAAACACTTGACGTTTCTGGTGGAACTTTAACTTTAGCAAACGATCAAATAAGTGGTGATAAAGTAAGTGGTGGTACTATTGGCTCAACTACAATTACAGCATTAGCAGGTGATTTAAGTCTTGGTGATAATGCAATAACAAATGTCGGAGATGTTTCATTAGATTCAATTAGTGCAGATAATAACACTATGGATATAACATTGACAGACAACCAAGCAACTGCATTAGAAATAAAAGAAAGCACAAATTCATATTTGACTTTTGTAACAACAGATAGTGGTGAAAAAATAACACTTGGGAAAAAATTAGAAGCAGGGTCAGTTGAGATTGAGGGTAGTGCTTTTGATATTGATGGTGGTGATATTGCCACATCAGTAACAGTTGGTGGCTCAGATACAATTACAGAATTTGTACAAGATACAGCAGGGGCAATGTTTTCATCAAATACTGAAACTGGAATAACTGCTACATATCAAGATGGAGATGGAACAATTGATTTGGCATTAGATGCCTCACAAACAACGATCACATCATTATTAGCAACTGATATAGTTATAGGTGAGGATGCTCAAACTAAGATTGATTTTGAAACTGCTAATGAAATTCATTTTGATGCTGATAATGCAGAAAGATTAGTAATTGCTGGAGGTACTACCACAACTAAGCAACCAATTCATTTTGAAGGAGATGATGCAGTAGTTCAAATTAAATTTACAGATTCATCTCATCCAGCAGATGTTTTTCAAATTACATCTGCTGAATTTACTGGAAGTGGTGGAAATCCAAATATTCTTAAATCTATTAATAGTACAATAGTACAAATAATTTCAAACTCAGGAGGTGTACAATTAACCTCAGGAGCAACAAGTTTTTCAGCTATAAGTTCTGATGAAAGATTAAAACAAAACTGGAATGTTTTTGAAAATGCAATTGATAAAATTAATACACTTACTAAGATTGGTGAGTATCAAAAGAAAGACCCAGATACAAATGATTTTCCAAAATCTACAAATATAGATGGAGAAGAAGTAGTTGAAGATAAAAAGTTTTATGGTCTTTCAGCTAATGAAGTACAAAAAATATTACCACTTTCTGTAACAGAAAATAAAGATGGTTATTTAGGTCTGAACTATCAAGATGTGTTTGTATTGTCATTAAAAGCTATTCAAGAGTTATCAGAACAGAATAAATTATTAAAAGAAAGAGTTACTGCTCTTGAAAATGCTTAAAAAAATAACTATACCTTTGATTCTTTTTTTGAATTGTTCAGGATCAGGTAATATGGATATACAAGACCAAAATGGTAAAAAACATTTTTATAATAGAATTCTTTACTTTAATGAAGATTCCACTATGCTTTGGTGTTATAACCATGAACAGTTTGAGATTGTAAAAAAAGATACAAATAGAACTATGTATAAAGAT